CGCTCTATACTATTACTACAAAGATGTGTGAATGTAAAAGATGATGGCATCTTAGGTAAGCAAACCTTATCGGCTGTCACGGATGCGTATTCAGCTAACAAAATTGCTTTGATTGAGCGTTTTTCTGATGAAAAAGAAGCGTTCTATCACACACGGCCCACGTTCCCTATTTATGGGCGGGGCTGGATGAATCGTATTGATATTGTGGAGAATCGAGCCAAAATTATGGTTTGATTTTTTGGATACCGAGCTGATAACCAATCAATACGACTTGTAATTTGTCAGAAAAGAGCGTGGTGAACGCATCAATTGCAATCTTAGGCCGTTGCAAGATACCAGGCATATCTAACCAAGCGTAATCATCAAACAATATAATGCCGCCTGTTTTAAGCAATTGCCATGCCATGCAAGCGTCAGTCATTACGTCCGGTGCTTGGTGTGAGCCATCAATGTAGATGAAATCAAACAATTGATCTTCATGGATAAGCTGCGCCATCGCCAGGCTGGACCGGCCCTTATACGCAGTCACCATTTGACCTTGCTGGCGCACCCAATCGACGTTCTGTTTCCAGCGTTCAAAGAGTAAGGTCAGCGTCAAATTTTCGTGTTCTGCTGACCCTTCAAACGTGTCAATACAAGTCATGCGACCATCATGGGGCAACATATTCTCAAGCATCCAGCAGGTTGCCCGACCTTCAAAGCAACCAATCTCAAGGATATTCGAGCAGTCAGGGATAAGTCCTTTCAAGTATTGAAAGTTTGGTATGTTGTGACTGAACCAATCCTGACTGAATTCCATTTGTCTTTCCATTATGGTGCTGGAATCAACCGACCCTCAAACATATATGTTCCGATGTGAGCCAGTTGCGCCCAAGGTGCTGCGTAAATGCGACCACCAATTTTGCGATAAATAGCACAAAAGTGATAGTCCTCAGATAACAAACGCTCTGTTTCTTCTTCAATAGAAGTGGCAAAGTATTCATATATCTGTTCTCTCGCTTGCATTGTATTACCTAAGTCAGCAACATCATTCATATAATAAGGAACGTGTTGTTTTAATGCTTCAAATACCTCACGCTTAATCAACATAAACCCTGTGCCACCGTTCTGGATCTCGACTGGCTGGTCCACTGGCACGGTTACCGACTCTTGATAGCCAACCAGGTTAACCACAAAGCTACCGGTGTATTGTTTCAGGTCAGCATTATCAACACCGTTATCCATTGCCTGTTTGACGGTGTTCCAGTTGATTTCTTTCTTGGGATAAATACCGCAAATGATTTCCTTGTCTGCCTTGAGCATGGTCAGGATGTCATGCGGGTTAAACCGGATGTCGGCATCAATGAACATCATATGGGTACAATCAGACTTCATAAATGCCGTAGCAAGAGCGTTCCTCGCACGTTGAATAAGTGATTCATTGAACATAAAAGACATCAGGACCTCAATGTCCTCTTTAGCCATGATGCTTGGCAAGTTAAGCAGTGATTGGGTGTACGCACCGGTACACATACCGCCATACATGGGTGTTGCAATAAATAATTTAGTCATTTTCTAATGCCTCGATAAGGTGTGACAGGATAAAAGAAACATTGGTAAGCATCCTTTCCTCTTGCGATTGAAGGTATGAAACAAATGCGATGTAGGCTTGCAGCTCTTTCTGAGCTTCCTTGGCCTGAATGATTAACTGCTCTTGGTCTACGACCATGATGATCCCCTATAAGATTGAGTAAGGTGGTGGCTGTCCTAAATACCAGGCCACCGGCTGGCTCTCAACACCGTTAGGACTCGGCTAGGGGCTTCCCTCCATTGCGGAGGGTGAAGCGTTCTCTACTACTACAATACATCCACCGCCCCCCTTCTTCACAAGCCCCCTTGTGATAGATACTTGGTGTACTTGTCTATCATTGTCAAACATTCCTGCATCCTGCATGGCATCCAAGATAGGCTTAATGCAATTATCAATGTCCATCAACCGTGCATCCCGTGGTCGCAATACTATATCAATAACCACCTGCCCATCCCCAAAGGATTCTAATTGGTGCAGTGCAACATACTCTTGTACCGCTAACTTAAAATCACGACCACGCTTGGAAACAAACCGACGGTTACCCGATGCAATCCAGTAATTATTGATGCTTGGCGGGTATGGCAAATGCAGGATATGTCTCAAAATGTCTCCCCTCCGTCAAGAAAAACCGGTTTTTGGCTAGAAAGGTACGTCATCTTCGTCAATATTGACTTCACGGGGATAACTCTCAGCTTTGGCCTGTTTGACAAACTCGGCTTGCAGCACCGTTTCGTAAATACTGACGTATGGCGCACCTTTTTTGGTTTTCGACATATAGGCCCTCATGGTGAGCTTGTCGCCCTTTTTGTAGTCCTTTTGCAGAACAATATCACCCTTAAAATCGGGATCGGTTTCCTTGTTTTTCTGCTGTTGCCAGAGATAGCCACGCCCTGGTGGAATGATAAAATCGCCTTCAGCCATTATTGCCCCCACAATTTCCAATTGCTTGATTAACAACCATTTTCTGCGCTACTGTGAATGTTTCCATATAGCCTTCATTAGCTCTAGCAAGAGCTTTGGCTTTTTCCCGTTTCTCAGTAAAGCTGTACTTAGTAGAAGTACCAATACGCTCACACATTTCAGAAAAAGCATAGATCCAGTCCTCGACGTTAGACAGATATTTGTAGGGTGCATCAATACCGGGTACATATAGCGGTATTGTTGGCTCTGGTTTGGATTCAACCACGCCCATATCGTCTAAAACAACTTCTGAGACGGTTTCTGCGCTTGGCAATGGCTCTAAGTGCGGCGCATCAATTTTGCCCATAAACTTCGGTTTTGCTGGCTCGAAATCCGCAACTTCTTCAGGGCTATAAAAACCTGTAACTGATCCTGGATAGACGCTCCTAATGCCCTCGCTAATACACCGACTGCGTAACATTGCACGGGGAAATTTCTGCCAACCAGAACCAGGTTTAACAAGGCCAATGCGAGATGCTTGCTCAATAGTCCAAGTGACTGCCAGTTCTCCGCCTGACGGATGCGAAAACACTCCTGTAACGACATCATCTTTGTACTCCGTCCAGACAACTTTACCGCCAGCAGCTTGAAACCGTGCCATCATTGCGTCAGCTTTCAGGGCTGGTCTGCCTTGGATGACATGATAATCCCGTGCTGCCGTTGCAAAAGCATGACCTTCAGCCTGAGCCACCATGCCAAGGGCCAATACTTGGTTTACATCATTCAAACCAAACAATTTGGAGTCTGCAATGGCTTTCGCCATTTGTTGCATTTCCACGAAAGGGACAATGTTACTCATCATTTTCCCCTTCATCTGTTTTTGGTGCAATTTCTGAAATACAATTTTCAAAAATACGCATAAAAGAATATGTTGCCCCTATCGCTTCTGCATAAGTCAATTTATTGTTTGGATCAATAAGAAACTCGTCTGTTGCGCCAATTAACGCATCAACAAAACGGTGATAAGTATTTTTTAATTCTTTGCTCATGATAAACCCCTATTATTTGATGAGAAAACGTCTACTACCAGGTGATTCTACTACAAACTTCTCGTACATATCAGGCATCTTTGACTTAAACAATGTTGCATCAAAGCGTTTTGTACTTTTACTCGACTTCCAACTTACTAATGTACTACCGTCAATTGAGCGTACCTCTGAATTGTCAGCCATGTAATTGCGTATTGCGACTTCAAGTGCTTCGGCTTGGCTTTCAGCTTCTTTGATGCGTTCTTTGTACTGTTTTAACAATTGGATATGTTGTTCGATCTGGGCTGTGGCGGTGACCACGCCTTCTGTCGAGGCCGGATAGACAAGTTTTGTCTGCTCAACCGTCTCCGGTGTTGGTACAGTGTTTGAAACAACGTAGGACCAGAATACAGCCATTTGTGAGATGAGTTCGACTTTCTCGCTCTCCGTAATTGTATAGACGAAATACTTAAACTCTTGTCCACCGAACAGCACAGCCAGACAGATTTTGTCGAGATTGTGTACAGCCGCTTCATGCACAAGTTGAGCGTAATCTGCCGGTGGTATTCTGCCCGTCTCAAAATCAAATTTGTTTCGGACCGACGCATTGTAGTTTTTTGCTTCGACAAGCATTTTTCCATCGACCGTGATCCCGTCAAAATGACTTCTAAGCCAAGTTTCTTTGGGATGGGTAAGAGCGTAATCGGCATCTTTAATCTCCTGTTGTAAAGCGTTTTGAGCCAGTCTGAGTACCACTGGTTGCATAACATGGCCCATCTGGACTGCTTCTACTTGTGACAGGTCTGGAATTTCCATCTTGCCTTGTTTAATCAAAATAGCGTCAATAGCTCGACCATTAGCGGCTTTCCTACTGTCCGATGACCACCAAGCAGCGTTACGGACTTCTGGTTGAAAATCTTGTTGGTCATTCATGTGTTTTTCTCCTCTTGCTCAGGCTCATAATCTAGCCCTAGTTCACGAGCGTTATCGGCTTTCTTGTCTAGGGCTGTTTGCTTAATTAGCTTTGTTTCCAATTCTTTGACTTTTGACATATGCTCACGAAGGGACTCTTGAGTTGCTTTCAGTAAGTCCCAGTCTTGCTCAGGCTTGGCTAACTCTGCTTCAAGTGCTATGTGTGACTCAGGCGTATCAAAAGCGCCTTTAGGCAATCCAAAAGATGCGCTAACAACTTTGCCCTCACCTGCATAGTTACCCATGACATAAATAGGCTCAGGCTTGGCATCTCGGATCAAATCGGCGTTTACATCAGCCAAGACACTCATTGCATCGCTTTCGTGGTCATAGACTTGCTCAGGCTTGGCTAACTCTTGCTCCAGTGCTGCAATAACATCTACTGTATGCCACGCAGCGTGTTGCATATCGCTCATTCCTTCACTAGTGCCGGTGTACTGGTGTTTAATCAACGCATCCCACTCTTTCAAAGCACCTAACGCTTGCTGTAATAGTTCACGCATTTGATTCTCCTACAACTGTCCAATAAACAAATTTAGATAACACCGCAGTGCCTATTACCCAAGTAATAAAGAAAACATACGGGTAAAAGTTGCAAGATATTTCAATCATGGCTTACTCCTAAAAAGTTGAATAATCAAGTAAACCAAGCAACCGACACCTAACCATAAAACAGTTATCAAGGGTGTCATGAACAATAAGAAAAATATGGTTTCAATCATAGATATTCTCCTCCAAGACATACTGAGCAACGATCTTGCCTGATGGCGTAATCATTGACCTGGTGGTGATGTTATGGCCCATATCCTTTAGATCACGAATACGAGCGGCTAGACGAAAACACCCACAACCCTCTAATGCGTCTAAGGGTGTGAGTGGTTTCTCCTTCAAAGCTGCGAGAATCCACTCATTTTGTGTCATTTTGCTTGACCTCCGAATGGAATTTCCTCAATGGTTTCAATTGGCTCAAAATGCTTGCCAGCAGCCCCACAACCAGTCAGATCCAATGATCGTTCTACTTCAGCAATCAAAGTATTGAACGTCATTTTGCCAGTGACTAGACTAATGTTCCACGGTCTGCGGCAACGCAAAGTGTCTTGTTCTAAATGCTTGCAATTGATGCAATATTTGCTCATTTGATACCCCTATTGTGTTGAGTTGATAATCATACTTGGTACTACGGTTACTAATGTACAGCATATAATC